AAAGCCCCACAACCGCAGATCCGCGTCGTCAAACCACTCCGGGGCCAGCGCCTCCGGGTCGGTCAGGCTCACCTCATCCTTGACCAGATGGCAGGCCACGACCTTGCGCCGCAGCCACAGGAACTCGTGGTCAGTCCCGCGCCCGGTGCCATAGTCAACCGCCTCACGCCGGGTCCAGCGTTCGCTGACCTCGATCCAGTTCGCTTCCAACCCTTCGATGTTGCAGTAATAGCGTCGTGCCATGTTGCTCCTTACGACCGAGTCGGGATGCCGCTCAGCCGCAGCTTGGGCGCACTGGTGAGCTTGCCCGTCGCCTGCGCCCCGATGTTGTAGCCGGTGACAAAGCCGTTGGTGGTCCAGGTGTAGGTCACGGTTCCGCCGCTGCCGGTGACGGTGATGACCACCGTGCGCTTGGTCGGCGTGATGGCATCCGGCCCAAAGATGTCATCCATCGCCTTCTCCCAGTCCGTCGTCAGATCGAGCGACCACTCCGACAGCCCAGGGTCAAACTGCTGCCCGGTGCTGGTCAGGGTCGTGGCTTCGAGTTCCGCCGCCGTCGAGTTCAACTGCGCCTGGTTAACATAGGCCGTGACGTTGTTGCTGTTATAGGTGACAGTGATGTTGCCCGCACTTTTCCGCGCTGTCATGATTGTGTTCTGCCCTTTCCTCTGCTACATCGTGACGCCGTTGCTACAGGCGATCACCACAAATGTGAATCCCGTTGCGCCGCCCAGGGCGGACACATTGACCCGTAGGTAGCGTCGCACCGACCCGCTGTAGGTCTGCTTACTGGCGCCGACCGCCGAAAAGGTGAAGGTCGCCAGGTCCGCATACGTGCCACCGCTGCTCGTAGCGTGCTGCAATTTGACCGCCGCGCCGCTGGCCGCGCCGGTGATGCTCTGCACGAAGATGAACGCCGTTCCGCCGTTCACGCCCGCTGCCCCCAGGTCGCAGACCGTCCCGGCCACCCCGGTCGCCGTCACCGCGCCGGTGAAGACGCGTATGCCCCGATAGCCGCCGCGGCCCTTCGCCCACGCGCCGCGCAGGGTCATCAGCCCGGCCACCGGAAAGTCGAGCATCATCCCCTGCGCACCGCCTGCGTCCTGCACATAGGCCGGGCAGTTGGTGTCGTCGATCCCAAAGAGCGCGGCGACGATGCTGCTGTTGGCGGCCAGCCGGTCGTAGAGTTCCTTTTCCAGCGTGCCGTCGCTGCCCGCGTCGACGATGTAGCCGTTCTGTTCGATGCTCATCGTCGGCAGCATCGGTTCATACTCGCGGCCCTCTGACGCCAGGTTCGTCGATTCGCCCTCGGGCGTCTCGAAGTTAACTGCGATTTGGCTCGTCTCCCCCGAGAAGTCGTACTGGTCGAAATAGAGCCGTGCTTTCGTGCCCTTCGTCGCCATCTATCCAACCTCCTCATGCCGCAGCTTGGCATCGCCCTGGCACTCTTTGTCGGCAATCGTGGACACCTCACACCACAAGTCGCCCATGCGCACGACCTTGATGTCCACTGCCTTGCTGATGCCCTCCAACAGGCTGCGCAAATTCTCGAAACGCGGCACAAGTTCCACCTGCACGACTAACGGCATGTTGGCAGCGGCATCGATCTTGACCGACCGCACAACGCTGGGGTCAATCCCGAGCGCTTTGCAGACTGCGGTTCCAAACGCGTTCGCACTTTCCGTCATGCCTCCCCCTTATCCGCTGGCCCGCACCGTGGCGATGACCGCCCAGTAGCCGGTCTCTACCCCGTCGTGCCAAATCTCTTCGACCCGGATGTTCCAACCGTCTAAGCCCAAACTGTTGACCGCATCCTCCAGCGCCGCGTTGAGGTCGTCCATCATCGCCAGCGCCGCCGCATAGTTGCGGTCGTTGCTGCGCTGGGCAATGGGTTGGATGACCACAATCAGGTCGCACTGAACAGTTGCCAGCTCGACCCCACCAGTCAGTGTGCCGAGTTCCCCCGTCCCACTGGGCAGACCCGGATACATGGCAGGCAGCGCGCCGGTGGTCAGCGGCTGGTTCGGCGGCGCATCGAATTTGGTCCGCACCCCGGTCGGCGACAGCGCCGTGAGTCCCGCCACAAAGGCCGCAAAGGTCGTAAAACCCACTCGTCACATCCTCTTGATGTAGGGCGCAAGCATCTGGCGCACATCCCGCGGCAAGGAGGCCGGGAGCACCGTCACATTCGCCCCGACCACCTGCGTGCGGTCCAGCTCACCCAAGTTGTCCCGCTGCCGGAACAGGTAGATTGCCAGCCTCACCGTCGCCTGCACCACATCATCCGGCGGCGTCGTGCTGTATCCCCACTTACCCGTCACCGCAATCGCATCCTCGGGGTCGGTGGTGTAGGTCCAGGTATAGCCCGCACTGCCCAAGAGCCGGATGCCGTAATAGGGCGTGCCGCGGCGCGGCTCGGTCACATAGGCCGTACTCGGGACGGTGTTACCGTCGCCGTTGACCACGCTGGTGATGCTGCACAGATCCTGCCGCACCAGGAGCAGCCGCCCCTCCACATCGCGCACCGCGTCAAAACGCTGCGTGCTGTCGGCATCGGCGGCAAAGGTGCGCCCGGTCATGCGGCCGACGATGGCGGTCGCGCGATCGGCGTAGTCTTCCAACAGCGTGTCGTCCGCCGTGTCGTCAGTCTCTTTGTTGACGTAAATGCGCAGGTCCGCCAGTGTGCAGTAGGCCATCGTCGCTCCTCAGGCTGTTACCCCAGCGTCACGTTGCGCAGGGAAACTGTGTGCCACCGGCCACCGTAGGCCACAATGACCATGCTGTCGCCGATGGCCCCGCCAAAGGTCGCCACGTCGCCGCTGGTTCCGGCATTGTTAAAGCCTGGCGTGGTCTGCGTCACGGTGTGGGCCGCTGCGGTCGTCGCCACGATGGTCATCACCGTGCCGTTCTGGGCCACAGACGGGGCCGCCAGGGTCAAGGCGCACGCCGTCGCTTTGGTGATAGCCACCACGCCCGCTTCGATGGTGATAGCGCCGTTGGCACTCGCCACCTGCACGTTGGGGCTGATCTCGTCCTCATAGATGGTCTGGATGTCCCCGACCTGTGCCACGTTCTTTTTGAGGTTGTAAAGCTGTCCCATGAGGTCCCCCTATTCAGAAAAGGGCAGGGGCCAACCACTCCCCTGCCCCGGTATCATCTGCCCTGGTCTACAGCGTGATGCCGTAGCTGATGGCCGCAGCCTCGGTGTCGCGATAGTTCATCCCGACGCGCATCATGACCACAATCACCGAAGAGTCGGAGATGGCGTCACGCTGCACCTCGAACGACATGCGGCGCTTGTAGGCAAAGCGCCACTGATCCCAGCGCACCGCCAGGATGCTGCCGGTCGCGTTGTTGCTCGCGGTGTCCAGGTCCACCTTGCCCGCGGTGTTCGCCTTGAGACCATAGGTGGCATCCTGGTTCGCCCGGTGCATGTTCGGGGTCGCAATGACCGGATACCCGTAGATGTTGGTCAGCATCCCACTTTCGATGGTCGGCTGCGCAAACACGTCGCGGGTCTTGACCTCGGCCAGTTCCAGCGACTTCCAGTGGGTCCACAGGTCCACAATCAGGCCGACACCCGTCTTGTCCACGGCGTTCTTGCCCGCCAAGCCCATGAGCTTGACCGTCTCCAGATAGTCTTCAATCGCCAGCGTGCCCGCAGCCCGGCTGTTGGCGGTGTTCGTCACCAACGCCAGCTTGCGGAAGCCGTTGAAGAGCAAGAACGCCTCGGCCCCGGCCGGCGTCCCGCCGATGTCGTTGATGTTGGTCGTGGCATCCGTGGCCGTATCGCCGTCGATGACGATATGTTCCAAGACCTCCGTCGCCTCGCTGGTCATGTCCCGGCGCAGCTCGGCCAACCACGGAATCAGGGAATCCTCTTCCAGTTCGCCGGTGTAGTTCACCGCCGCCCCAAGCTTGCCGACCGTGATAGTCTGGTTGCCGGTCCCCAGCTTCGAGGTGGTGACAGTCGGCGTCACCCGGCCCGGATTGCTCGCTTGCGCCGACGCCTGTGCGACCTTGTAGAAGGTCGGCGACGCACCCATCAGCGGGACTACGATCGATTCGCTGCCCTGCGGAACCTGCACCGTCGGAATGCGGCCCAAGACCGGCGTGCCCAGGCGAATCTTGTCCCACAACTGTGTCGAGTAGGTCACACCCACCCACTCGTCACCGAAAGTGGCAAGCGTCGACTGGTTGAGTTCGTTCGCCTTGAGCGGCATCCCCGCCATCTTCATGGCGGACTTGGCGGCCACATACTCGCCGTCCTCATCCTTGTCATCAACCAGCCGCACGGCCAGCGCCCGCCGCATATCCTCGGTTGCGCCGTGGGTACTGCGTCCGCCGCGCTTGGCCGCGTCCAACACGCCGATGCCGACCGCAATGTCGGCGGGCTCCAGATCGTCGTACTTCCAGATGTTGCCGAACTTGGCGACATAGGGAGCCTCACCGCCGCCGGGCAAACGGCGGTCGGTTGCGGCCTCGGCTTCGACCTTTTCACGTTCTGCCTTAACCGCGGCGTCAATCCGCGCCTGCACTTCCTGCTCGGCCTTGCGCTGTGCTTCTTGCGCCTCGCGGTCCGCCTTGATGGCCGCCTGCACGCGCTCCTCTACCAACTGATTCAGTTCCTGCGGTTCCATTGTCCACTCCTGTTGTTCTACGAGATCGGGCAAATCAAGCCCGGCCTCGGCATAGATGGCCTTGAGCGCGGGCATCACGACTGCATGACGGTTGGCGGGATTGCGCCCGTCCACCGCATCGAAGACACTTAGTTCGGCGAGCGGCCATTCGAGAATCTTGCCGTCACGGGCATAGCGCACCAGATGCACCACACTCCCACTGCTGGCCCGTGCCACACCCTGCTTGGCCGCCTCCCACACCCGCCGGGCATACTCGTTCGCCTTGTCCAAAACCCCCCGGAACCACACCCCATCGGGCCGCACCTCAAAGCCGGTCGTCTTGCCGATGTAGGCAGGCTTGGCGCTTGGCGTCTTGCGGTTGTCATAGCCGTGGAAGTAGACCAACGGCGGGTTCGGGAACTTGTCCAGGTGCAGGTTGGTGTCCGGCGCAAAATACTGACCGTCGCTGTCCCGATTGGCAGGGCTGCCAAACGGCACGGCTAATATCTCGACCGTGTATTCGGTTTCCGTCGCCTTAATCGCCAACTCCAGCATCTCGTTGCCCCTTTTCTTCCAGCATAACCGAGGGTTGTGAAGTCAGACTTCACATGCCCCTATTTCCCCAATGCCCGCTGCACACTCTGTGCAAAGTCGCGACGGATGGCCGGTAGCTCATCCTGCAACACGCCGGTGTCGGTGTTCCAACGATTGCGATGCACCCGCGCCTGCCAGCGCGCAGATCCCACATACGGCGCATAGCGCACGTTATTGCCCACGCGCCCCTGCACCCCGTTGCCAATCCCCACGACCCGGCCTGTCCAGCGCCGCCCATACGTGCCGGTGCGCCGATAGGGCTTGCGTGCCTTTGCCATAAAGCTCACGGCCTTGCCCCCGCGCGTGGTGAAGCGCACCGGATTGAACGCCGTGCCCTGCATGGGCGCAAGCGCCGGAGGATATTCCTGCATCCGCCGCTTGATGCGCTCCACGGCGCGGTGCATGGGCGGCACAAGCACTTTGGCCGCACTCACCCGGTCCAGCCGCCGGAACAGGTCGTCAAGCCCTTCGATGTTGGGCATTAGTCCTCCACAACCCCCCGAATAAAGCAGCGACAGCCCGGATGGGCCGGGATGCTATACTGCGTGCCGTTCGGGTGGGTAAACGGCTGTCCGAGGTCCGTGCGCACGCCATGCAAGGGGCCGCACACTGGGCAGACGCGCTCATCCACCACCGTTGTCCACTCCACCCGGCGAATGACGTCTGCCGCCGCATAGCCCCGCTGCGCCCCCTCTGCCGCCGCCCGCGTCGTCTCCGTCTGCGCGATGAGCTGCGCCCGCCGGGGACCGAACAGCGGCTCCAGGCTCCGGCGCAGATCCGGCAGCGTGTCGCCGTTGTTGAACCACTCCGTCACTGCGCTTTGCAGCCGCTGGCGGGTTGTGGCGTTGATGTTCTTCACCAGTTCGTAGCTGTACTGGGTTGCCCATTCCGCGGCGTCGGTGTGTGCCAGTGTCCAGTCAAAGCCCAGGCCGACTTGCTGCAACTGGTCAAACGCGACCGTCACCCCGAGGCTGGATGACCGCTCCAACTCGCGGCGCAGCACATCCCGCACCCGTTCGCCGGTCGCCTCTACCTGGTCCGCGGCCCGCCGCACCACGTCGTCTACCTGGTCATCCGGCGTGCCGGGGGGCAGGAGCGTGTTCAACTGCCGCCGCAGTTCCCGCTCCAGGTTGGCCGCCAACTCCTGCTCCAACTCCCGCATGACCCGCTGCTCTTGCTCATCATCCTCGGGGTCGAGTTGGAGCACCATCGCCTTGAGCGCATCAGGGGTAATCGGTCCATCCGGCAGGCTCACCGTCCCGGTAAAAAAATCCTGCCCCGTGGCTGCCCCCTCTGCGTTGGTCCCATGCAGGTGGATGTGGATATGCTGCGCTTTGGTCCCTGTCTCAGCCTGCGCGTCCTCCTGCGCGTCCTCAGCATCCTCGTCTGGGCGGTCGGGGTCCGGCGTCGCTACCTCCGGCCCGTGCTGGTTCATGACAACCGGCTCCGGGTCATCCTCCCCGCCTAGCAAGGTCTTACCCACCTCTGCCGGGAGCAGCTTGCCCCGTTCGTCGCCAATCGGCGGCGACTGGTAGAACTCGGCGCGGATCTCGTCGATGGTGTGGACCGTGGCATAGGCTTGCTGTTCGGCCAGCCGCATGGCCCGGTCGGTCTCGCGGATGTCGTCAAAGGCGGCAATCAGGTCCGGCCCATAGGCAGGCAGGATGTCATTGGTGATCTTCTCGGCAACGGACATCAGGTCCGGCCAGACGCCAAACTCCAACAGCGTCTTCTTACCCGCCAGCGCGTTGGCCTCGGTCGCATTGACCGCCAGCACCGAGGCTAACCCCGGCGCATAGAGCGCGATGATCTCCTCCTTGTTGAAGGTGCGCCCCTCCAGAAACTGCATGTCGGCCTGACTCATTGCCATGCTGACCCACTGCACCCCGCCCGCGCCCACGTTGCGCAGCATCATCAGGCTGCGCCGCGTGCCGCCATGCTCCCGCTTCACATCGGCCTTCATCCGGTCCCACTCTGGGTCGGGAATCGGGTCGGCAAAGGCCATTGCCCCCGCGGGCTTGGCATTGTCCTTGTCGAAATAGTTGGTGTTCCACTTCTGCATTGCCAGGTCGCCGCGCGCCACATTGCGCAGCGCCTCGAGCGGCGACAGTCCCGCCAGCGTCGATCCCGGGTTGTAGAGCTTGAAGGCGCACACCTCCCACGCCTCCAGAGGCATCTCTTCCCCGTCGCCGGGGTCATAGAGATAGCCGCGCACGCCCATCCGCCCGTCCGACACGGGCCGCAGCCGGTGGGAGGGCATCAACCAAATCTCGTTGATGGGGGCGGTCGGTCCTGCGCGGTTGAGCCACCAGTAGGCAACCCCGGCGACGCGGCGATTGGTGAATGTCCCCTCCAGTAGCTCGAACCTGGACATGACGGGGTTGGGGCGCTGCATCAACATCTCGAAGGGATGATTCTCGATCTTCTCTTGATCTTCCCCGACTCGGCGCTTGACCTGGAGTGCCGTCCCCGCCGCGGTGCGTGCCACCGTTCCCACCGCAAGCTGCACCCAAGTCAGCTTGCGGTAGAGATCGTTGAACTCGTCTAGCCCCGCATCCTCATAGCTCCACCGCTCCACGTCGACCGTCGCCGCGTGCCAGGCCGGGACCGGAGCCGCCGCCTTTTCAGCGCCAACCGGGGTCATTGCCCATCGATAGAGATTGCTCCAAAAGCCCATAGCTTCCCCCAGCCTGCTAAACAAAATCCACCGAGGCGCGGCCCGCGCCGCTGAGTTTCAAAAATGCACCGCTCGACCCATCCACCTGGTCGTCGTGCGTCCCATTCGGAAACGCCGCCAGTTCGTCCAGGTAAGGCGCGTTCCACGGCCCGGCCAGCAGATCCACGTTCTTGGCTTCGGCCTGCGCCGCCAGTGGTGCGGCCCGCGTTGCCTTGTCGCCTGTCACCGGCTCAAAATAAGCGGCAAAGCCCGCCAGGTTGCGCACACTGTTCTCTGCGCTTTCTTTGCCGCCGCTGCCCGGCTCCTGTTCCAACCAGACCGTCACATAGCCGTAGCGCGCCTGGTCCACCTCTGCCGTCTGCCGGATAACCGCCTCGCGCTGCCCGGCGCTCCACTGCCCGCGCACCACATCGACGATCAGGTAGCGGCCTTCCGGTGTGCGTGCCATCAATACCCCGGCGGTATAGTCCCCCCGGCCTGCACTCCCCGCCTTGTCCCAGTAGCGCACAAGGCGACAGCCGGTCGGCAGTGCCCGCAGGATGCCGAACCACGCCCGCTGGAAAAACTCCCCTTCGCGTGGGGCCGGGCGCTGCTGGTAGAGCGCAGTCCAAAAATAGCTCCCGATGCGCCGTGCGATCTTGCGCAGCTTGGCGAGCGGGTAACGCTCCACGCAGAGCGCCTCGCCCGGCTGCCGGAGGTCCGGCTCGACTGTACAGGTGGATGGGTACTCGGGCAGCGACTCGGCAATGGCCGGCATGTCGACGATGTGCCACCGCTCGGGTTCCTCATCCTCCCCGGCCTCCTGACTCAGCAACCAGCCCGCTAGGTCGCCTTCGTGCCAGCGGGTCAAGACTATGATGATGGCCCCGCCTGGCTCCTCGCGGGTACTAAAGGTCGAGCGATACCAGTCCCGCTGCTTCTCGCGTACGGTCTCGGAGGCCGCCTCTTCCGCGTTCTTAAGCGGGTCATCAATGATCCCGAAATGGAACCCTTTCCCGGTCGCCGGGCCGCCCACGCCGGTCGCCCACAGGCCGCCGCCCTGCCCAGTCTCCCAGTGCTTGACGGCGAACGTGTCACCGATGCTGCCACCACCAGCCTCATAGTTATCACGGGCGTTGCGGCTGAGGGTGAAGGCCAACTCTGCCGCATAGCTGGTGATGGCGACCCACCGCTCTGGGAACCTGTATAGACAGTAGGCCGTGAACAACCGGCTAATCGTCTCGGATTTCCCATGGCGAGGCGGCATAAAGACCATGAGGCGAGTGATCTCGCCATCGGCCACCCGCTGCAAGACCGCAATGAGCTTGTCAATGTGCGTGTAAAACTTGAATTTCGGACTGACCTGCCGGATGAACTCACGAAAGGTCAGGGTCTCATCCGTGCGGCTCTGGGTCGGGGAGGGCTTCAAGTAGCCGGTAGGTTTTATCCGAGATGACGCCGAAGAGAACAGCGACCTCGGAAGCCGACTGCTGTTTGAGCCATTCTTTGTCCGTAACCACATCAAGTATCTCTTCCGTGGTCTCCAGCATCGCCTCAATGTTGTTGATAATGAGATGACCGATGCGTTCGCGCTGGTCGTGCGTTACCACCGAATTGTCGCCGCGCAGGGCATTGCGTTCCCGCGCCGCCCACGACTTGAGAGTACCCCGCGGAATTTTGTACTTGTCCGCGACCGTATTGACCGACTGCCCACTGAGCAGTGCGGCCATCGCCACGGCCTTGAGTTCGTCGGGATACTGCGTGCGCGCCATGTCTAGCCCTGACTCAGTGCCCCATTGCCCTGCAAGAGCTTCATCCACCGCACAGCGGCTTCGATGCTGCCTTGTAGCGTGTCATCGTCGATACCCGGATAAATCTCTTGGAGCTTGCGCAGGACATACTCATACCGCTCGTCTTTGGTCAGGACGCCGGTCTTCCACAGTTGTTCGGCGGCAAGCACCCACTCCCGCGCCGCGCCGGCCGCAGTCTCGATGTCGCTGAGGGTCTCGGTGACGGCTTCGACGCTGATGTTGGTCCCCTGGCGCACGGCCACAATGAGCGCCACAATCAAGGCAACGATGCCGACGGCAAAAGTGAGGATTTCCGAAAGTTCCATGTCAGACTCCTAGTTCTTGCTTGCTTCGAGTGCGATTTCGATAACTCGGTCGACCCACGCATCGCCCGCCTGCGGCCATGCGTCGCTCTTGCGATAGCCGCGCAGCCGCAACGCAACAAAGTGCAGCGGATTGCCGCCGCTTTCTTCCAGCCATTTGCGCGCGGTCACCGGATGGAAGTTGACCGCCGCATCCATCACTAACAAGCATAGAGGCCACGGCTGTTGGTCTGCGCCGCTGGCCTGCCAGTAGTCCCGGAAGAAGATCTCGTCGGCTTGCTCTGGGGTCAGGTTACGAATGTTGAGGTGAGGATAGCTGCACGCGCTGATCCCATACTTCGTTCCCTTTTTCTCGCCCTTGCCCACGGCGCACCCGGTCCAGTTGCCGATGTCCCAGTCATGGTCCTGGAACCCGCCCTCCCACCGGCGCACAAAGGCGCGGCACCGTTGCCAGTTATCGGTGGGCGGCTCCGCAGGCGGCGCAACCTCCACAACGGGCACATTCGCCGTGTTCTGCGTTGCGACCACCGTCCCGCTGACCCAGCCCTGCGCATGGGGCATGTCGACCTGCCACCAGTCCGCAGCCTCATTGCGACCGATGATCTTCATCTCTGTGCCGAGCGGTTCGGCCCCCAGCACCTCGTAGTCGAGACCCGGTCCCCGGCGCACGTTGGCCCCAGCCGGGGCCGTGACCCGCGCTGCTGATTGCCCTGGCTTGCCGCTGCTCACGTTTGGTAAATAGACGCTGTGCGGCTGCGAGGTCGTCACTGGTCGACTCGGAAAGCCCCGCCCCACCGCGATTAGTTGCGAGTGAATCGGCGTCGTGTCAAAGGTGCGCCAGGTGCGGTCCACAAAGTCGGTCATGTAGAGGCGCACAGCGACCACATCGTCACGTACCTCGCTCAGATACCATGCCGTCGAAAAGGCCATCGCCTCCGGCGCAATGCGTCCCTGCCAGCCGTGATGGTCGGGTAGGAGGCCATTCAGGATTTCCTCTAGCCCGAACTCCCCGATCTTGTATTTCGGCCCCCGCGGTGCCCAGTGGTGACGCTTGATGTGCCAGGGATTTACGTCCTCATGCAAGATGCCTAACGAGTTGAAATACTCATGGAGGACCGCATAGCTGCCGGTCTTTTCCAGCGTCTCCAGCGCCTCGTAGAGTGGTGTCCAGTCGGGCGTGCCGTCTGGCCCCAGCAGCGCCGGATGGCCGGTGCTGAGGTTCAATCCATCGACCTTGCAGCCGATGTTCCAGGCGAGCTTGGCCGCAACCACCGTATTGCGGTTGATCTGCGGCAGGAGCGTGTTGGTATCCGGCTCGTTGGTCAGATGCAGGACAAGCTGCTCGCGCTCCGGGAAGGGGATACCCCGCCGCTTGGCTTCCTGTTCCCAGCCGCCGAGCAGCGCCGCATACTGGTCGACCTGCCAGCGGGCAAGCCCCTCGGGGTCATCACGCAGCCGCGCATAGACGCCGTGCGGATTCTGCTTGGTGCGGCCGTCGTCCCACTCCCAGCGCCGGATGGTAATCTCCGATTCCGGTGACGCGACATGGGCATCGCTGACCTGCTGGATGTCCGGGTCCAAGATGAGGATGTCTACAGGCTGCAACTGGCGCACATAGTTCAGCCATTCGTCGCCGTGGGTCGGCTTGGCAAAGACACTGAGGAGGCTAGTCATTCATCCGCCTTTGGCTTGTTGCGTTGACGATAGGGAGTTGATGATGTGCCTGCCGCATTGTCCAGATGCCGGTCAATGCGGGCGAGGGTATCGGACATGGGCCGGAGGATGCCGGAGAACTCGGCAATGGCCGCTGAGTTCTTGTCAAAGGCGTCGACCATGCGCTTCGTCGTGTCCTGGTAGTTGTGGGCGTTGTCCCGCTCGCGCTGCAACTGCGCCTCGAACTCTACCTTGCGCTCTGCGACGTGCTGTTCGCTGATCCTGATTTGGCGACTCAGCACGTAGCGGGCCAAATAGACAATGGCCCCAAGCACCAGGACCAACACCAAGACCGGCCAACCTCCTCCGCTTGCATCAACGCTGTCCAAAATCCGCTCGATCAACTCCAACACTCCGTTCCTTCCAGTCTCAGGGGCGTTTAGCTCGAGCGTATCACGGACAGGTGCAGTCAGACTTCACTAGCTGCCACTCTCCGTCGATCTCGGTGATGTTCATGACGAGCGTCAGCGCCGCCATCATGTATTTGGCCCCGTTGATGGTTAGGCCAGTGCGCCGGGCGATCTCGGCCATGGTCAGACGCTCGCCGGCGTCCAACCACTCTTTGACCTTGACCGCCCGTTGATGTGCGTTCCACTCCGCTGCCCGCTCGTCGATCACGGTCACTTCCCGGCGTTGCTCAGTGCCATTTCCACAGTCCGCTGCACTTGTGTCACCAGTGCCCCATACTGCTGAACGTAGACCTTTTCCCCTTGTAGGAGGCGCTGCACCGCGAGGTCGACATCGCCCACTACCCCCATGCGCTGGGCCGCCGTGCCGACCACAAGGCGACTGTCCTCAACCCACATTTCGACGCTGGGCCGAACCCCGCCCGCATGTGCCATGCTGCCCTCCTACGGAGCCTCGGTGATGGTTGACTTGATCCCGACTTCAACCCGCAGCATCGCCGCCGCAGACAGGTCGCTGCGTCGCCTGAGCAGCGATTCGAGGTAGGCGTTGCGCTTCTCTAGGCACTCGTTCTCATAGAGCATCACCACCGACTCGGTGAGGTGACGCGCGGCGCTGGCCCGCAGCTGCGCGTTGAGCCGTTGTGCCTCCTGCAGATCCATGCGCAACGTGGCGTTGTCCTGACAAAGGCGGGCAACGGGCGGCAGGTGATAGAGGAGTTGTTCGGCGTAGGTGACGACGGCTAACCAGAGCAAGGCGAGTAGGGTTTTCATGCTGGCTCCAAGATTTCGACTTCGACGCGTGGATTGTGTTTGTCATCAAACTGGCGGGCATGGATTTCGACGATTTGCTTGTCGTCGGCATAGAGGATGCCTTGCAGCGAGTCCAGGAGCACCTTGATCCGGTTATCCAGGTCGCCGCGCTTGGCCTCGCGGTAGACATCTAGCCGAATCGCCACGTCGCCGCTCAGCATCTCCAGGCCATTGGTACAGGCAATCAACGCCACCTGCTGCTTGTACGCTTTGGCCTCTGCCGAGACGACCATGCGGTTGCGGAACTTGCGCCAGTAGCGGTTGGCGGAGATTGGCGGGGGTAGGATGAGGCGGGTCATGGTTGCACCTCATCCGCGGCATACTGCTCAAGCCAGTCGGCGGCTTCCATGAGGTCCATGATCTTGCGTTCGTCAATGTCGGGAAACAGGTGCTCGAAGCCGTTGTCAAAGTCCTCCATCACGCGGTCGACGATGAGGCGCAAGCCACGCCGCACGCCAACCGTAGGCCGTCTTGTCATGACTCGCTGATTCACTTGACCGCCTCCTTCTTTGCCTTCTTGAAGCGCCGCCGCTTGCCTGAATACTTGACCGCATCCTCTGCGGCCCGTTTAGCTGCGTTGTGCATCCCATTGACCAACGGCTCGAACCGCGCATCCTCGGCGGTGTAGGGGCCGTGCATGGGTTGCGGCGCGTCCCGCCGCAGCTTCGGCTGCCCCCCGCCCGCCGCAACCAGCGGCTTGAGCGCCGGGGACCGCTCGGCAATGGCCTCTTGCAGCAACGGGCTAACGCCGTCGCCAACGCCCACCACCGCCCCAGAACCGCTGATTTGCAGTTGCACGCCCATCTGGGCCATCGAATCGCAGAAACGCTGTGCTAGGCTGTCTGCGGCCCGCAGCGCCGCATAGTCGAAGCTGGCACGGGGGAAGAGTTCCATGAGCCGGGCCACTTGGATCGCAGAGCACCAGTAGCGCCGCCCGAGGCCATGGATCCCCGGCACCGTGTTCAGACGGCGCACAATCTCGGCTTCCGTATCCGGATCAAACGCAGGCCAGGTGATGCGCACTGTCATCGCATCGCTGAGTTCGATGTTCATGGCCTCACGCTTCCTCACGTTTTTGGGGTTGCATCTGCCGCTGTGCCACCCACCGGCCCGGCTCGGCTTCCACCAGGTCAAAGTCCCGACACATCGCCTCGCAGAGCTTGGCATAGGCGCGCGCCGTGCTGCTGTCTAGCCCATCGCCCAAATAGGCGGCGTCCCACAGGTCATAGCGCAAGCGCAGCCGTTCGTCGCTGGTGCGCGTGGATAGCCACCGCTGCTCAACCAGGAATGCCCCCAAAATGCCCGCTTGCAGGAGGTCGTTGGCATCCTTGCCCTCCGGCGAGTAGCACGCATGGGCATCGACCACCTGGCCGCGCAGGGCTTTGGCAACGTCAGGTTTGTCCATCCAAATGATGACCCGTCCATAGCGTTCCGCGAACGCCACCGCACCGGCGCTTAGGCGGCTGGACTCGCTGCCCAAGCTCATGACATGGACTCGCTGGCCCTGCGTCACCTGCCAGATGCTCATGGCGTTGATCTCGCCTTCGCAGAGGATGAGAGTGCAGAGCCGGTGCAGGTCAGCGCCTTCCCCCTCCGGCCACGTTGCCCACTCGGGCAGCGCCTGTCCCCCAAAGAGCAGCGAACCGAACTTGCTCCCCGGCAGGCTGGTGATTTTCTGCTTGCCGGTGGGCCGTAAGAAACGATAACGAAGCGCAGTCAACTGCCCACCCCGAACCCACGGGATCGCAATCGCCGGCAGTTCGGTGTTCGTGTCCCGATTCGGCGCAACCCCAAACCCCAAGCCGAAGGCCGCCCACGTCGCGGGCAAAAGCCCCCGGCCCCGCAGATACTCCGCACCCAAGCTCCCCGGCAAGGCCAGTTGCTGCTGGTGCAGCCGATGGGCCGCATCGTCGAACCAACTGTCGGGCCGGTCGTCTACACGTTGCGCCTTGGTCTCCTGGCGATGGGGCTTGCGCTCCGGCCACTGCTGATTCGTCAGGCGCTCGGTTGCATCCTGGAACGAACAGCCGGTGGCATGGCGTAGGAAGTCGATGGCATCGCCGCGCTTGGGATGGCACTGGCGGCAGAACCACCACTCTTCCGTGCAGTGCAGCCGGTCATCGCCGCCGCACTGGGGGCACGGTCCCTCCCATTCGTGACTAGAGACACGTTGTAATGAAACGTAACGACCCACAAGGTCCGCAATATCAACTTGCTTGGCTTGGGCGATGATTTCAGGAATTGCCATGATCCCCTCACTGGTGTTGTGACGGGGTTTCATTACAGTTACCCCCCTTAAAGGGGGGGGTAACGTGTAATAAAGAACCCCAAAAGCCCCAAATTTGCCGTAATGAACCGTAACGAACCAGTGTAACGAGCCTGTAATAAAGCCTTATGAACCGTAGCGAAGCCCTGTAATGAACTTTTCTGCGTACACTGGAGAGAAAAATCTTCATTACGGGCCATTACAGGCATGTTGTAACGAACTTTCGACTAGATGAGCCGGTAGGTTAGATGCACGCCGCTGCCCTCGCAGAACACGGTTTTTGCCTCTACCATCTTCTTGAGCACCCCGCGCACCTTATGGATGCCCGGTGCGGTTCCTCCTGGCAGGCTGGCAAGGTCGGAGCGGACCTCGTTGACCACATCGGTCTGCTTCATATGCTTGCCGCCGCGCAGCGCCTTCTTGATGCCCTCCTGAATGGCCTCGATTTCCCGCTCTTCTTTGCTGGAGATGGCAATCGAGTAGAAGCGACCCATTGCCATGTCCTTCGTGCCGGGTCGATGGTCATAGGTGAAGTGCGCGCCGAACAGGTTGTATTCCTTAAAGCCGCGCACCTTCGTCGGGATCACGGCGACCGAATCCTCACCTTCCTTGCGCTCGACCAACAGGGCCAAGTCAAGCGCCGCCTCGATCGACGAGTGCCCACGCAGCATCTCGCCCTTGCGAATCCCCTTATCCCCAGCGCCGCCGCTCTTGCGTTGGTGATGCACTACGATTACAGCCGTCTTGGTCTCTTCGCATAACCACCGCAAGTTGCCCATCACCTGCGCCATTTCGCCACTGTTCTCCTCGGTGTCACCGGTGATGAGACCGAGGTTATCGATGATGACCATGCGGACGCCGGTATGTGTGACCAGTTCGGCAAGCTCTTGGACCATGAGGGTCTTGCTTGCGTCTAGCCACGGCTGCGGCATAGAGACATAGTGCATGGGCGCATCGGGCGAAAGTTGGCGCCCGCGGGCAAACGCTTCGAGACGCTCATCCGTGCGCCGGATGCCGTTGTCAAAGTCGATCCACAGCACTCCGGCCTGCGAGGTCGCGAAGGTGACGCCGGGCTCGCGGTCGCTGGTGGGCAGCGGGTCTAGCCACTTCGCACCGGCGACGATGGCGGCGGCCATGTCTGCCAGGAGCATAGACTTGAGGCTGCCCGGGCCGCCGTAGACGACCGCGAGCGATGGGCAGGGCAGGAGGCCATCGATCAAGAATTGCAGCGGCGGGCGCTCCTGATAGGCATCGGCCAAAGAGCGGAGTTTCCACTTGCCGATTAGCCGGTCGGCGCGCTTCTCCAACTCTTCGTCTTCCGGCGCGATGTGATATGCCCCGTTGAGGCCATGCCCGAAGTCGATGGCAGGCGGTGGTTGTGTCGTGTTCATGGCAGCATCCGTTCCAGCCGTCGCAGCTTCCAACGCAGATAGGCACCGCGCAGCCAGACCCGCCATCCTCGCAGATAGGAAAGCCGATCCAGTTCGTTGTGGATGGCATCAATGGAGAGAGATAGATGGCGGTCGAACATGGCTACAGACCTCGCGAGGTTGCCGGTTTGTGCGTCACCTCGACATCGAAGCCCTCGGCGCGCAGCCGTTCGCCCGCCTCTTGTGCAATCCGCCCGAAGTCAATCGTGCCCACGCCGCCGTGCCGAGGTTCCTTTTCGATGGGCAGGGCCGCTTGCACCGCAGCCTCGAACTGGTCCGACTGGGGCCACCAGAAGCCATAGCGTTCAATGATGTGGGCGAACTCCTCCACGTCGTGCCCCTTGAGCTTGGCGGTGAGACCATCCCACTGGCAGTGGCTGAGTTCGTGGTCAACCAGCGCCTCCTTCTGTTTGGGGGACAACGTGATCCAGCGGTCAAGCGCCAACCAGATCACATAGTCGAAGTCCATAAACAGTTGCGACTCGGGGCTAACCTTCTTGCACTTGCCATAGGTCACGCTTCCGTTGGTGATGGGCGCTTCGCTGCGCATAATGAAGGCGATGCGGGCGTCCTTGAGATGCGGGTGATACTGCTCGATAATGCGTTCTGCGAGTTCGAGGATGATTTGGGGAGCCTTCGTCCATTCGACGGCCATGGTTGGTTTCCTTTTGTAGAGTGCCGGTGAGTTTTTTTACCTCGTGCTTGGTGAGGCGAAAGACGGTCAAGATGTAGCGTTGGTTGTCATCCACGACCACGGCACAGCGTGTGGCGCGGTTGTAGTAGAAATAGCCGCCTTGCGGCTGGCGATAGAGCCGACCTGCCAGCGCGCCGGCGATTTCGTCATCGGTGATTTCGCGTTGGTGGATGCGCCGGCGCGCATGGTGAGTCAGTGTGAGCATCAGGCGTGGGTCTGTTGGTTGCCGTTCGGCGGCACGGGATCCAACGCAAAGAGCGTTGGGGCTTGGCGCTCGGTCTCCGCCTCGCGGCAGTGATGGGCAAACGCATCGAAGTAGGTGCCATTTAACTCCGTGCCGACGGCCCGCCGCCCCAGTTTGATCGCCATGTAGGCTGTCGTGCCGATGCCGCTGAATGGGTCAAAGACGAGATCGTCGGGGTTGGAGTAGCGGACAATCAGCCGCTCGACGATATCCAGCGGGAACGGACAGATGTGCTTTTCCACGCGGCGGCGGGCTTGGGAGAGGTTGAGCGTGCGGAAGAACAGCACATCGGTCCATACCGATTCTTCATACCCTTCCGGCGCTTGGGGCGGCATGAGCATGAACTTGGCGGGCAGCCGTTCGCCCATCGCCTCATTGAAGGCCACATGCTGGTGATAGTCGTAAGGGTTCGCTTTGGACCAGTCGCGATACCAGTTGAAGACCTGGCTCCCGTCCATGGATTGCAGGAGGTCGGGATTGTCGGCCGGGGTTTGCAGGGCAAGGCCATTGGAGCGCCAGAGGCTGTGGGCGTCGATTTGCCAGCGCCCGCGGCTGTAAGCTTTCTTGTCCTTGCGCACCGGTTCATCGGCATAGGAGCGGCTTTTGTCGGTCTGGGGTTTGCGGAAGAGCAGCACCTTTTCCGACAGCCCCACGCCCATCTTGGACGAGTCCTTGCAGTTCTCAGTCCAGCCGAGCCGGTTGGTCGAATTGTTCTCGCGCACCACATCGGTGGGGATGAAGATTTCGCCATAGGCGACAAAGCCATGCTTGCGAAAGGCGCGGGCGCAATCGTGGGTGAAGTAGTCGACCTCCATCATGCCGTGGTGGGTTTGATGGCCGTAGAGCAGCCGGTCTTTGGCATGGATGCAGGCCATGCGGCCGGGCTTGAGCACGCGCAGCAGCTCGGGAATAAGGAAGTCCATCTGCTGCCAGAAGTCGGAGTCTGAGGGATTGTGGCCGAAGTCATTCAGGCTGGCGACATACTCATAATGGTTGCCAAAGGGAATGCTGGTCACGATCTCGTCGACCGAGTTGTCCGGCATCTGCATCGTTTCGAGCACACAGTCATTGTTGATGGCCGTCCAGTAG